AATACTCTGGTATTGATGGAGTAGCTGAAGACTACGGCGTTGATGATCCAGAATACAAAGCAGCGCTTGCATACTTTGGTCAGTCACCTAAGCCTCGTACACTGTATATCGGTTATTGGGATAAGACGGGGTCGGAATCAGTGCAGGCTGCGGTTGCTGAATGCCTCCAATCTCTCAAGTGGTATGGCCTAACTATTGCAGCCGACCTGACTAATGTAGAAGCTGACGCCGTAGCAGCATTGATTGAAGCATCTGACCCTGTGCGTATGTTTGGCTATACCACTCAGGAAGAAGAAAGCTTGAGTGCAACCAGTACGACTGATACTGCGTATAAGCTCAAGAATAAAAACTACCGTCGCACCTTTGCGATTTTCTCTTCTGATAATCCTTATGCAGCAGCTTCTGTGTTTGGTCGTGCATTTAGTGTCAACTTTATGGGCACTAATACCACAATCACGCTGAAGTTTAAGCAGCTGCCAGGCATTGCAGCTGAAGACCTGAAAATCAGTGAAGCCAATGCATTAAAGGCGAAGAACTGTAATGTTTTTGCAAGCTACAACAATGGCACATCCATTCTGCAGGAAGGGGTGATGTGTGATGGCTCATTCTTTGATGAAGTCCATGGCCTTGACTGGCTTCAGAATCATCTGGAAACAGCGTTATGGAATTTGTACTACACATCAAACACTAAAATTCCCCAAACACCTGCAGGTGTAAATCGCCAATGTGGTGTACTCGAGCGTGCATGTGAACAGGCCGTGACAAATGGGCTATTGGGTGAAGGGCAATGGAACGGTGATAGCTTTGGCGCACTAGAAACGGGTGATTATCTGCCAAAAGCATTCTACGTTTATGCCAATAGTCTTGATGATCAAGCTCAATCAGAGCGGGAAGCACGTAAAGCGCCCGTATTTCAGATCGCCACAAAGCTTGCAGGTGCCACTCACTTTGCAGATGTGATCGTTTCAGTTAATCGCTAAGGAGTTTTTATGACAGCTTATTCTTTTATGGATACCCAGTGCTCTTTAACAAGCGATGATGGGGTAATTGATTTGGGTTATGGCGCAGCAATTGCTGAGGAAGGCATTACCTTTGCCATGGCTGGTGATAAAAATACCATGACCATTGGTGCAGATGGTGAGGGTATGCATTCCCTTCATGCGGATAACTCTGGCACCATCACTATCCGTTTTTTAAAGACTTCACCAACCAATGCCAAGTTGATGAATATCTACAATGCTCAAAAATCATCAACACGGAAGTGGGGCAAAAACACTATCACACTCAACCATACAGGTTCTGGTGATAACCACACCGCGTCTAAATGTGCATTTAAAAAAGTTCCTGATTATACAAATGCAAAAGTTGGCTCAACCGTGGAATGGGTATTCGACTCAATCAAAGTTGATATGAAACTTGGCAAATATGAGTAATTGAAATGCAGATAACAATTAGCGGTAAAAACTACACGATCGGGCGCTTAAATGCGCTCGATCAACTTCACGTATCCCGAAAGATTGCTCCAATCATCCCAAGCCTAATTCCAATCATTAGCGAAGTTGCAAAGGGTGGACTCTCCAAAGTGATTGAGTCTATGGAGTCAGGTGATGATGTCGAGTTGGAGAATATCGATCTAAAAGAGCTTGATGGTCTTTCCAGTGCATTGTCACCGCTTATGGATGTCATTGCTGGGATGTCTGAAGGCGATACCAATCTTGTGATCCATAAGTGCTTATCTGTGGTTATTCGTGATGGTGCTGTACTGTGCCGTGGTGAATCAATCATGTTTGATGATTTAGACATGATGCAGATTCTTCCATTGGTTGTTGCCGTCATTCGTAAGAACTTGGGAAATTTTATTCAAGATCTTCTTATGAAGGCATCGAGCATGAAGAAGGTCGAATAAATTTTAAGTGTTTGCCAAATCATGAAGACTGGCTTTTACGGCCAGTCATTAAGGGTATGTGCAAATACGAGTCCCTAATCGATGGAACTCTCGATCTAGCTGATATTGCTTTGATGAATGATGCTCTTGATGTAGTTGCAGACAATGAGTTCTTAATCGAAGAAGCGCGGGAGCGAGAAAGCAAAGGGGTGTGATCTTGTATTAAGTGCTTTTTACAATTTCAAATGAATTAAAGACTACTGCAATAGTGAATAATGAAATCAATGAACCGAATAGCCGAGAATTAATCTCGGCTTTTTTATGTCTGGAGTTTTAGGAAACATTTCCAATAATTTTAATGGATTGGATGCGTTTCAATAAGCCCAGAAAAGCAAAAACCCCGATGTTCGAGCATCGAGGTCTTTTGTGTTCACAACCTTGACCAGAAGGAAGCAAACCGTAAATGAATTTTAACCTAAATATACAGGTTGATAAAGTGATGAATAAATTGTCTGAAAGTAAAACTCTAAGAACTTGGACGTATGTGATCGGTCTAGTTTTTATCTTCGGCATATTAATCTGGCAGGCGGCTCCTATTATTACTGCCGTAGCAAAACTAATTGAAGTTATAAAATAAAGGTATTCCCATGGCACAAGCAGGTGTGATTCGTGACTTCATGGTCGCATTAGGTTTTAAGACTGACAATTCAGGCTTAAAGCAAATGCAAGATGCCATGGGCGGTGTGGAGCTTAAAGCAGCAGCATTAAAAGGTGCTTTACTGGCCTTAGCAACTGGCGCCGTCGTAGCAGTGCGTCAGACGGCAAGTGAACTAGATAAGCTTTACTTCTCATCACAGCGTATTGGTGCCAGTGTCACCAACATCAATGCATATGGCAATGCGATTGCTCAGCTTGGCGGTAGTGCTGAGGGTGCGGTAGGTTCTCTAGAATCTCTTGCCGAGAAAATGCGTAATTCCCCAGGCTATGAAGGGATGATCAATAGCCTTGGTGTACAAACCAAAGATGCCAACGGTGCAATGCGCGACCGTGTTGAGGTGATGAAAGATCTAAGTGGTGTTTTATCTAAAATGCCCGCTCACCAAGCGAATGCCTATGCAAGTTCTTTAGGTATTGATCAAAATACTTTACTGGCCATGCGCGATGGTAAGTTTGTATCTAACATGGATAAATACCAGAAGATACAAAAAGAACTCGGAATGAATGATGATCTTGCCAAATCAGGCAACGAATTCATGTCGGAGTATCGTGATCTAACCATGATGACTAAGACAGGTTTTCAGGTCATTGTGATGCAGGCGGGTAAAGCTTTAATTCCCATTTTAAAGTTACTAAACACTTTAATTATGGCGGGTGTATCTGCATTCAGTCAGTTGAATCCGCAGATTAAAGAGGGTTTAGGAATCGCTCTTCGTTTTGGTATGGCAGCCCTTGTACTTGGTGCTTTTATTAAAACATTTGGAATGATTTTTAAGTTTATCCCAATGTTGAAAGGCTTTATTGGTCTGCTTAAGTTGTTCAGATTAGCTTTCCTTGCATCGCCGATCGGTATCATCCTTGCCTTAGCATCTGCTCTGTATTTGCTATACGATGACTACAAGACATGGAAGGAAGGTGGAAAGTCTTTAATTGACTGGTCCAAGTGGACGAACGGTATTGATAAGATCATCGCGAAGATCAAAGATTTTTTAGCCATGTTGGAAAAAGTTAAGGATAAGGTGGTTAATTTTGTTCAGAAGATTGTCTCTGATCCGATTGCCGCCGTGCAAGATGTAGTTGAAACTGCCAAGGATGTTGCTAAAAATGCCGTTGATAACATAACCAAACCAACCAAAGAACCAGCAAATGAAACTGTGGCCAAAATTAACGAGGTCAGCAAAAACATAATTGATAGTGTTAAAGAGACTACCAAAAAAGCTGTAGACATTGCTGTAGGTACTGCAAAGGCTGTGCAAGGTGAGGTTAAGGGTGCTATGGCTCAGTCAAGTAAATATTCATTTAGCTTTGGTAGGGATGTAGATAAATATATTAAAGAAGCATCTATTAAGTACGGAATTGACGAGAAAATACTTCGCGGATTCGTAAAAATGGAAGCAGGTTGGACTGGTAAGATGTCACCTACTGGTGCTATTGGTACTGGTCAATTTATTCAAAAAACATGGAATGGATTAGCAAAGACTCAGGACGGTAAAGATATTGGAATGACTAAAATTGATAAATCTAATTTTAGAAAATCTAATGATCCTAGATATAACAAGCGCGTGAACACCTTAGCAACAGGATTACTAGCAAAGCAAAACGCAGATATTTTGAGGAAACATGGATTACCTGTAACCGGTGAAAATCTTTATATGCTCCACAATATTGGACCGGGCGTTATACCTGCAATAAAGGGATCAAATGATGTATCAAAAGCCACCTTGAAAGCAATGAAAGTTAATGGCTGGGAAAAAGGAATGACTCCAAAAACTTTTGTTCAAGCTCAAAAGAAACGCTTTAACAACCATCACAAAATAGCCAATAAGGCTGCGGATCAAATTCAGTTAACACAAACACCTAAAAACCCTAAAGACTTGGCTAACTTTGCACAAAATGCAGAAATCCCATCGGGCAACCCCCATAAGTCACAAGTAAGCAATTCATCCAATATGAGTGCTTCAAATGTCACTATTCATCAGAGCTTTAAAACCAACATGACAATCAATGGAGCTAGAGAGCCAATTGAATCAGCCAATGCTGTAAAAAGGCATAATGAAAATTCATTAGCCTTTATGGCTAGGGGTGCACAGAGTGTATTGACATAGGAACTCATTGCTTTTTATATGGCTGATAGATTTTAGGATTATTCAGCCAAGCACCTGATTGCATACTCCGAATGCATAAATTAGGATTCTCCCATTGGCCATCAGGTTTCTCCTTACATATGTCTTTAACAACCTTCATGCAGGCATACATAACAACGTAGTCATAGGAGTGCCTAGTTTTAGCCTCTCCTATGCATAAACTCCAAGATGGTGCAGTGATAGCATGGTCATTGTAGATAATTAGTAGTTTTTCAAAGGCTATTTTTTGATTGTTAATGCATTCTTCTGCAGAAGTCTTATTTCCAGTAGCATTTGCCTCAATATTACAGTTATCCACATTTATTCTCATAATATCTTTATGGGGCATTGCTCCGAAAGAATTGGAGTCGTATGGTGAGGCCCAAACTCCAACACTGAAAGTTGAAGCCACTGCTAAAAGTAATAGTTTTCTCATCTCAACACCTTGGAATTTTTTAAAAAGCAATAATTTATAGATTTATAAAGAAGAGGTTAGTAATATGCAAACTTATTTAAAATTAAATAATGAGGCTTATGAAAGCTTTATGGATTATATAAGACTAATTTTTCAACAAGCATCGTCATATGGGTCCAAATCCTCGATATTGAGTGCGCTTATGTGGATAATTTTTGGATTTCTAGGGCCATTTATATTAGCTTCTATATTTGCTCCAATGTGGGTGTCTATATTGCTAGCTGTCGTAGTGAGTGTATTTTTAATACTTTTTATATATACGTATCTTCGGTGCCTTCATAAAGGAAATACTGACGATCTTAGAAGCGAAACATTTGTTATTTCAAAAATGGCTATTGAAAAGCACATTCCTGAAGATAGCTTGAATGGTAAGTTGCCTTCAGTTAATCCTGTAAACACTAAATCACTATCAAGTACAAATGTTGATTCAGGTGAGGGGGTAAATGATGAAGCGTAGGTTTATAGTATGCTTACAGAATTTAACTAAGGAACATAATGAAAAATTAAAAGAGTTCTTTAAAAGCAATGGCTTAGGCTGGTGGCATTGGGTTGGAGATACTTGGTTTTTATCAGACTCTTCTGGTAAATTCACTGCTCAAGATATTAGAGATAAAGTAAAAAAAATAGTTCCTAACGAAAGATTTGTTGTAGTTGAAATCAATGAGAATGGGGATACTTGGTCAGGTGTAACTGTAAATGATCCTGAAAAAAAAATGTTTTCATGGTTTCGGAGCTATTGGAAAAAGTAAGTAAGATTTCTTTATAAAATGCCACCTTCGGGTGGTTTTTTTACACCCAAGGAAAAGTAATCATGGAAATTGGTTCATTAATTAATACAGTCACGTCCTCATTGCTAACTGAGTCGGTTGGTTCCTTACTGCTTGCAGGAAAGGGGCGAACAATCATGGGGCTTTTTGCGGATGTGACGATTGAAGAAAAACATAAAGATGAATTAAAAATTACAGAACACCCAACTGAAACGGGTGCAGCTATTTCTGATCATGCCTACATGGAGACACCAGAGCTCACGATGAAGGTGGGTTGGTCTGAGAGTGCTGGCAAACTTAATGGATATGTGGGTAGTACCTCACTTGGCGGTGCAACAAGTCTTGTCGCCGTGTACGAGTCATTACAATTGCTTCAAAAAACTAAACTCCCCTTAATTGTTTCAACAGGCAAGCGCCTCTATACAAACATGCTGATTAAGTCTCTCTCGTGCACCACTGATAAGACGACGGAGCATGTCCTCATGATTGATATTACTTTTAAGAAAGTAATCCGGGTGATGACTTCTGAGACCACGGTACTTGTAGAGAATCAGGCTTCACCTGCAGGGACAGCCTCTGTTCAAAATGGTGGAACAGTTCAAACAAAAGAAGTGAATGAGTCAATCTTAAGCAAAGTATCTGGGGGTTGATATGGCCTTACATGAGATACCACTAACCAATACCAATCAGCAATTCAATGTTCGCCTTGGTTCGATCATTTATAAGTTACGTCTTATTTATCGTTTAGATGCATGGTACCTCGATATTTTAGACAGTTCGGGGCAATTGATACTTGCTGCAATACCATTGATTCAGGGTGTAAATCTTTTAGACCAACATCAGCACTTAATCAAAGGTGGCCTATTTGTACTGAATAGCAATGCTGACGAAAGCCAATCCTTTAATGATCTAGGTGTGAAAATTCAATTATTTTGGAGAGATTGATATGTCGCTACAGTGGGGAAGATTATGCCGGCTCACAATCCAAATTAATAAAGATGCTCCTGAGGCATTAGATCTATCAGACTTCCATATATATTTTCATATCTCACAACCCACGACTGAAGCACCAAAGGCGGCTGAAATTTATATCTACAATATGTCTAAGGAAACGATGGATTTACTGTGCGGTATTGATGATCAGAAGATAGAGGGCCAAGTTATTCTTGAGGCTGGTTATGAGGATTCAGGTTTAGAAATCATATTTAAAGGTAAGGTCTTTCAGTATCGACGTGGTCGTGATAATCAAACAGATACATGGCTTTGCATCCTTGCTCAGTCAGGTGATGCTGCGAAGAATAACGCCATTATTAATCAGTGTGTGCCAGCAGGTACCAGTGTTGAAGAAACTAAAAACATCCTATTGAAAGGTTATGAAGATGCAGGTTTACAGCTTGGTGAGTCGCCGCAATTGTCTGACCAAAAGCTGATTCGGGGACGCGTACTATTTGGCTCTCTAGACACAACCATGAAGCAATTTAGCAAGGACAATGATCTGGCATATACATTGTCAGACGATGAAATTCACATGCGTATTATAGATAAATATACGATTGAACCTGTGCAGATTTTAAACCCGCAAACTGGTGTGATTGGAATGCCTCAATTAACAAGTGAGGGATTAAATATTACTTGTCTACTCAACCCCAAGCTTAAATGGGGCGGACGAGTTCAGGTAGATATGACCAATATGCAAACTGAGTCATATGATATTAACTACGGTGGCCAAATGGTCGACCAACCTTACAAGAACCCGAACTTAGCAACTGGAGCGGACGGGATGTTTATTATCTGTTCAATTGAGAGAACGGGCGATAATCGCGGTAATGATTGGCATGACAGTTTAGTTTGTATCGCTGTAGGGGGCACAGTTCCGAAGTCTGGTGTTTCTATCACGGGGGTGGCAGGGTAATGGCAATTTCATTAAGTGAACGTTCACCCGATATGCTTCAAATCATCAAAGATGCGATTCAGGGAGAGCTCGCCAATCTATGGACGTCACTTCCATGCATTGTTGATAGCTATAATCCTGACGCCGTGACTGTTGTTGTACAACCCGCAATTAAAATCCCAGTAAAAAAAATAGATGGATCAATTGAATTGGTGCTGATGCCTTTACTTATGGATGTACCAGTCATGTTTCCTTGTGCTGGAGGATTTACCATTACCCACCCTATTAAGGAGGGTGATGAGTGTTATGTCTCACTGGCAGCTCGAAATATCGATATTTGGTGGCAATCAGGTGGTATTCAAAACCCTTTTGATACTCGAAAGCATGATCTTTCAGATGGGTTTGCATTTTTTCGGCCACAATCACAGGCGACAAAAATTAGCGATATTTCTACAACAAATTTAGAAATTCGGAATGATGCAAACACCTGCAAAATTCAGATTACACCTGCAGGTGAAATTCACTTTATTGGCACTAAATCAGTTTTTCATCATCCTGTTGAAATGCTAAAAACATTAGATGTATCAGGCGCAGCTAGTATGCAAACCACCTTAGATGTTACTGGCAAGTCCACACTTACTGGTGGGGCTTCTGTCGAGGGCATTGAATTTAAGACTCATAAACACAGTGGGATTCAACGTGGAGGCAGTGACTCTGATGGGCCAAAGTAAATTAACGTTAAATGAGGGGTCGCTGAAAGGCGGCTTTTTTTATGCGCTATAGAAAACTTGATGAAAATGGCGACTACGTCTTTGGGGTCGGGGTGAATAGTTTTCTAATTAATTCGCCTGAGGCAGTAGCACAAGCTGTTTTAACTCGCCTGAAGCTTTGGGTCGGTGAATGGTTTGCTGATACGTCAGACGGTACGGGTTGGAATCAGTCAATTCTGGGGAAGCGGTCAGGCAATTTATATGAGCTTACATTGCGACAACGAGTCCTAGAAACGCCCGGTGTACAGAGCATAGAAGAGTTCGAAGGAGACTTAGATCCAGAGACACGAAAGCTCACCGTTTCAATTGTGCTGAACACCATTTATGGAAACATAGAATTATTAGAAGAGGAGCTTAGAGCATGACTATTTCGTCGGTTGCAGTTGTTATGACTGATGCAGGACCAGTAGCTCCAACCTATTTTGAAATTGTTGAATATTTAAAATCTGAAAATCGCAAAATCTACGGTGAAGATATATACCTTGAAAATGATTCGCAGGATGGGCAGTGGATAGGTGTTATTGCTAAGGCGATTGCTGACTGTAATTCTTCTGCCATTAAAGCTTATTCAACCATGTCGCCAAAGACTGCAACCAAGGAAGCATTAGCGCGTAATGTCGCTTTAAACGGCATTAAACCTTCACCTGCGACGTATTCAACCGTCGATGTTGTGATCACTGGAGTAGCTGGCACAAGTATTACCAATGCCAATGTTTCAGATACCAGCAACAACATTTGGGTTCTGCCTGTATCTATTACCATTCCACCAGAAGGTACGATCGTTGTTACGGCTACCGCAGAAAAGGCGGGTGCTGTTATCGCTATGCCAAACACCGTTTCAGTGATTGGTAAACCAACTCGCGGTTGGCATGGTGTCAGCAATCCAAATTCATCGAGTGTCGGGCAGGATGCTGAGTCTGATACCAAGCTGAGACAACGTCAGTCATTATCAACCGCTAATGCATCAATGTCGCAGCTTGAGGGATTGCGTGGGGCGATCCTTGCGTTAAATGGTGTGACTCGATGTGTGACCTTTGAAAACAAATCAAGTCTCACTGATGAAAATAACCTTCCTGCAAAGTCTGCGTGTGTCGTTGTTCATGGAGGTGATTCCCACCAAATTGCTAAGCTGATGCATATTAAGAAATCCATGGGATGTGATTGGTATGGCAATACCGATGTGACTGTATTGAATGTTTATAACGAGCCTGAGGTCGTTTCAATCTATCGTGCAGATGTGACAAATATCAGCTTCAAAATTTCCATTACAACCAAGGAATCTTATAGTGCTGATACAGGAGATATTATTAAGAATCTTCTCGCTGAGTACACCAATGCCTTGAATATCGGCGACAAAATCACGCAGAACAAAATTACTGGAGTGACTAATTTATATGGCGCGGAGCAGTCACAAACCTATGAGGTTGTAAGTATCAAAACCATTGCAAATGGAATTGAGCATGCGGGTGATTACACTTTGCCTTTTGGTAATGTCGCCTTTTGTGATGCGACCACAATTACTATTGAGGTGACTGGTGGATAGTAAAAATATCAATGAGTATCTTGGCTTAGTTACAAGTCAGCACCGACAAAAAACCAAGTTCATAGAATCCATAAGGGTGGCCATTACCCCGATTGTCGGGTGTCAAAACCTACTTTCAAAAATGAGTGAGCTCCATGATTTGGAAACTGCAACAGGTAATTCTTTGGAGCAATTAGCCCTTTGGACTGGGACTCCGTTAATTATTCCTGGTGCAGCTCAACTTGAGTATTTCGGCTTTATCGATCAAGAAAATGCTATGACATTTGGGGAAACAGATGATCCGAGTATCGGTGGATATTTTCGAGAATCGGGACAGTCGGGGACTGGAGGTCTAACCCCTACAGGTGATTTTTTAAGAAGACTGATCAAAGCAAAGATTCTTAAAAATAAGAGCACAGGAAATATCAATGAAACCAAAGCAATTCTTGAACTTGCGCTCAACCACAGTCATTTCAAAGTGTTTGATAACAAAGATATGACGGTGACTTTTAAAAACCTCGCTACGCAATTTACAACGATGCAGAGAATATTGGTGCAAATGTTTTTCCCATTGCCTGCAGGTGTTGAACTTATTATTGAGGATTAAAAATGGCTATTGAAAAGCTATCCGAATTTGCTAAAGATGGGCAAAAGAATACCGATGATTTAAATTTAACTGATGGATTCCCTGTTAGCAAAAAGCCTGCACGTCAGTGGTTTAACTGGTTGTTCAACACATTGATTACCAAGATTAATGAAATTATTGATGGAAAGTTAGACTCTGATGCAACAGCAGTTGCCGCTCAGAAGTTACAAACATCACGACAGATTTCTTTTTCTGGTGCTGCAACCGGATCATTTAATTTTGATGGGAGTAAAGGAGGATCGTGCGTTTTAACGCTGGCGAATTCTGGAGCTGAAGCAGGAACCTACGGGACAACTTTAAAAATTCCTGTGATTACGGTAAATGCGAAAGGCTTAATTACGACAGCCACAACACAGGATATTCCGACGGCATCGACAACTGTAAAGGGGCTTGTTCAATTAAATAATACACTAACAAGCACATCTACATCTCAAGCTTTGACTGCGGCACAAGGTAAGGTTTTGAATGATCAGGCATTTGGAGTATCTCAATCATCTAAATCAGTAACTCTTATATCTGGTACAACATACACAAACACAAAGAATAAACCTATCACCATTGCTGTGGCGACTAATGGTTCAAGTAGTAATGCTGCTTCTATAACAATAAATGGTATTCAACTATTTAGCACGAACAGCTCAGGTTGGTATTGCTGTGGCTTTACTGTTGGTGTTGGTGAGTCATATAAAGTTACAGGTGGCGGTATTTCAGCAATTGAATTTTCTTGAGGGTTATTATGCAAAAATGTATTAAAAACGATCTATCAGATATTCGTTATTTTGAAGACGAAGTCAAAGTCTGTGATTGGATTGATTTAAAAGAATATCGATTAATGACTGAAACAGAAATTATAAAACATGAAACTCCAAGACTTAGCCAATTTCATACCGTTTGGAATGGATCGAAATGGATCGACTCTCGCACACTGGAAGAAATCGCAGCTTACAATCGATCTTTACTTCCAAGACTTTCAAAACGTCAGTTCGCATTATATCTCTACGATCACGGAATGTATGACCAAGTAATGGGTGCAATCAATGCGAATCCGCGTTTCAAGATCGAATATGACTCAGTTTCTGATATTGAACGTTTGAGTCCGATGGTTTCAGATATAACTACATTACTTGGTTGGACAGATGAGCAAGTCGACCAGATGTGGGAACAAGCAAGCACGCTTTAAAATATAGAAATTGAATTGGCCGCATTAGCGGTTTTTTTATTACCAAAATTTAGGGGGCGCAATGTCGAATGATCCACCAGAGCCGAAAGGCTCTTTTTTAATGCCAATTTTATAGGGGGATGTATGGCTAAAGGGGATGTATATGGACTTTCTTAGTCAGGTATTGGAAAGCATAAAGAACCATTCACACATCCTTTTTACAGGTGTGCTGGGTGCAACTTTTGGCTTTCTGTTAAGCAAGGAGCCAACTCGGGATCGCTGGATAGGATTCTTTGCTGGTTTTATTTTATGTGTGGTCTTTGCTAAACCGGCAAGTTTATTTCTTGCTAGCGGAAATTACCCAGAACTATTTGGCTTCATTCTGGGCGCTGCTGGTAAAAGTACAGCTGAAGCATTGCTGAGTTTGGCTCGATCAAGAGT